AAGAAGATACAGAACACCTGCGCTCAAGTGTTAGAGCATGAGAGCCGTATTATCGATATGATATTTGAGAAGGGTAACATCAAGGGTATCACTGATACACAGATGAAAAACTTTATTATGTCACGGTTAAACTTTTGTTTAAATCAACTGGACATAGCTCCTATGTTTACTGTAGAGTATGACCCTATTAGTCAGTGGTTCTACAAGAACATTAACAGTGGTTCACTGCATGACTTTTTCACTAAGCAAGGTAACAACTACACCAGAGACTGGTCGGAAGGTAAATTTGCATGGTAGCTAAAGCGATGAAACCCAGTAAGGATAACCGCAAGAAGTTTGATATAGACCTAGAGTACGGTGAAGCAATGGAAGACTCTGTAGCAGAGATGTTACAGGGTAAGAAGATTGAGGTTAAGTCAGAACGTGGTATGTGGATTAAAACTGGTAACATCGCAATAGAGTATGAAAGCTGGGGTAAACCATCAGGCATTGAGGCTACGGAGTCAGACTACTGGTTCCATAACCTTTGTGTAGGCGATGACATATTTGCAACATTAGTATTTAAAACGGATAGTTTAAGAAAGATTCTTGAGACAATGAAGGGTAAGCGGTCAGTTAGTGGTGGCGACCATAACGCATCTAGAATGTGGCTACTCTCATTGAAGAAACTTTTTGAGACGGAAACATTAGAGGCATATAAGAGTGGTAAATCATAAATCAATTTACGAAGAACTAGGTGACGAAAGAAAGCAGTTACAGGAAGAGGGTAAGCTACCTATGTGGGTTACTACACCTGCATGGCAGATACTAAAGGATAAGTACACAACTGAAGACTGTCCTGACTTGTACTCAATCTACAAGCGTATATCCATTACGGCTGCTAGTCATATGTACGACAAGGAACACTGGCAAAAGGTGTTCTTTAATTTAATGTGGAATGGCTGGTTAGCTTGCTCTACACCTGTACTTGCTAACATGGGTACTAATCGTGGTTGCCCAGTATCATGTAGTGGTAACTATGTAGGAGATAGTGTCTATGAGTTTTACGAGTCACAAAAAGAGGTTGCAGTCCTTAGTAAGAATGGCTTCGGAACTAGCAGTTACATTGGAGATATTAGAGAGCGAGGCACTCCTATCAGTGGAGGAGGATTGGCTTCTGGAGTATTACCAGTGCTTCGAGATTTTGTCCAACTATCACGCGATGTATCACAAGGAAATACTAGAAGAGGTGCATGGGCAGGATATGTGGAACTAGAACATGGAGACTTTTGGGAGATTGCTGACCACCTAGTCAATCACCCAGATGACTGTAACCTCGGATGGTTGGTTACAGACTCCTTCATTAACCGCCTCGATGAAGGAGATGAGGACGCAGTAGCTCGGTATCAGAAAGCCATGAAGGTTAAGATGGTAACTGGTAAGGGCTACTTCGTTTTTATTGATAGGATTAATGCACAGAATCCACCAATGTATAAAGAGCATGGCTTAAAGGTTAAAGCCAGTAACTTGTGTACTGAGATTACATTACACAGTGATGAGTTTCATACGTTTACTTGCGTACTGTCCAGTATGAACTTATCTAAGTACGATGAGTGGGCTGATACTGATGCGGTACACAATGCCATTATTTTCTTGGACTGTGTAGCAGAAGAATTTATTAAGATGGGTCGTGGTATTAAAGGCTTGGAGAACGCTGTACGGTTTACGGAGAATGGTCGTGCATTAGGTCTAGGCACACTAGGCTTTCATACCTACCTACAGCAGAACATGATTGACATTGAATCATTTGAAGCACATAACCTGAACCAGAACATGTTTAAGATAATTCAGAAGCAGGCGAAGGGTGCTAGTCAGTGGTTAGCGAAAGCTAAGGGTGAGCCTAAGTGGTGTAAGGGTCATGGTGTACGTAACACCCACCTACTTGCAGTAGCTCCTAATAGCTCTAGTGCATTGGTGTGTGGTTCTGTATCACAGGGCATCGAGCCAGTGTATAAGAACGTATTCGTACAAGGTAGTCCTGCTGGAGAGATTAACCGTATTAACCCTGTCTTAGTTGACCTGATGAAGTCTAAGGACGTATACAGTGACGAGACAATCAATCAGATTATCAAGGACAATGGTTCAGTACAATTAGTCGATTGGCTAACTGATGAGGAGAAGGCTGTCTTTAAAACCAGCTTTGAGATTAATCAGGAAGTGTTAGTCAGACTAGCTAGTGCAAGGCAGAAGTATATCTGTCAGGCACAGTCACTAAACTTATTCTTTCCTAGTGATGTACCTGAAGCAGAGATTAGCCGTATACACAAGCTCGCGTTCAAAGATAAATACATAAAATCATTGTACTATCTAAGAAGCGAGGCAGGTGTAAGAGGCAGCAGTGGTGAATGTGTCGCATGTGAAGGTTAGTTACAAGGGGCTAGGTATTCTAGCCTCACCCTCACCAACAACTTTTTCTTTTTCTTGTTCGGCACTACTGTCAGTAGGAAAGGACTGTAGTAAATCTTGTAAGTAAGCCCTATCAGCCCTCATTTGAGCTAACGTAGCCACAGTATATCCGCCACCAGCCTGAATAGTTTTTATTGACCTATCTATATTTCTAATAGCAAAAGCCAATGTTTTTTTAGTTTTAGGGCTTGCGGCTGCTTTCCATGCCATAGACCCACTTAGATAAACAGCAGTACCCAAACCAAGACTAGCTGCTATCCCAAGTCCAGCTTCACTATGTACCCCATACGCAATAGTACTTATCAAAGCTAAGGGTGTTGTTGGTATAGATAGGCCAGTTGTTCTTTTAACGTTTTGTATAGCCCTACCTAAAACAGTTGCTGCCTCTTTTCGTACTTTATCGTCTAAAAGACTGCCAGCACTCAGCAACAAACTTTGACTTTTCAAAGACTTTTTAACACCAGAAGACGGAGAAGATATAGATATTTCATCGTTTATATGTTTTCTCGAAACTTCCAATAGGGATTTAAAACCAGCTCGAACACCATCAACATCAAAAGCTTTATTCCCCTTCATACTTCTAGCCCACTCATCTAACTCACGCCTTGCATCTAAAAGACCTCTCGGTGTATTAGGATATTTATCTAATAGCTCCTGTAGTTTATTTGTGAACATTGGCGCATGTTTGTCAAAGCCAAGTGTTTTAGCTTCCGCACTACTTTCTATTAAATTGTCTATTTTTGTTTTTAATCCCGCCATAACTAAGGGTGGGTCAACAGGTTCAAAGGGCAAAGTTTCTAAATCTTTTTCAAGTTTTTGTCTTTCTAACTCTGCTCGTTTGTACGCCTTATCCCTTACTACAATACTAGAATTTTTAGGGTTAAAGTCTAGTTCTCCCAACCTTTCTACAACTTCCATTTCGTAAGGGCTTAAAGTAGCTTTACGAGTTCCACCAAAAAGACCTCTTTGTTCTACCTTATGAGCCTCTTTAAGGTTGTCGGGGGATAGTAGCTGAACAGCTCGTTTTTGTCTCCTGTTTGTAATTTGCTTACCTGCCGCGTCTTCCAAAGGCTTAGTTATGACATTACTCCAAGTTGGTGATGTGTCAAATTTTATGTTCTTACTTTTTACTGGGGTAAGTAAAGAGCCAACATTAACTGCTGCACTTATATGCTGTGCAGCGTTTGGGTTAGTTAATTCAAACTCTTTCCACCATTTCGTGCCTTTCTTAATAGCCTCTAAACCACGTTGGCCATTCTCTGTGTTTAAAATTACATTCCAACCTTCAATAAATTTTTCTTTGGCAGCGCCTTCTAAGTTGTCAGGAATGGCAACACTTATTCCGTCTAAAACAGCATGAAACGCCTGACCACTAACATCTAAAACACCACCAGCAACTTCTTGCATTATAGATGACGGTAGGCTAGTTGTTGAGTACAGGTCATTTGGGTCATCAGCCCTAGCTACATCTTTTAAAAAGTTATCAATTCTATTTGCTTGGTTTGTTCTAGCAGTTTCTTGTAAGTTTGCGGCGTAGTTTTTTAGCTTACTTGCGGCGTTATCATTTATGAGCGATGTATCACCCATTGCCATTCTTTCTGCGTTACTATAAATAGGGTTATCAATTTTTTGTCCGAAAGCATTAGTAGCGGTCGCTTGCTTTTGTATCTCAAACAGTTCCCGAACTTGTTGGGTCGTAGTATTAGCAGGGGCTGTTACAATACTACCGTCCTCCATTTCAAATCCATACGGTCTACTATTATAAATGTTATCTACATCTTCTTTGGTAGAGCCTTCGGGTACTTCGATTATTTCACCATCGCCCATTTGTATTTTTATATTTTTAGGTAACATTTTATTAATTACCTCCTGCTGCTGCTGAATTTGCGTTTTCTTCCGCTTCTCTTTTCACAAAATCTTCATAGGTCATGATTGGAGTTTGGTTTGGTTCTTCAGCATTAGGAGGAGTTATACTATATCCCTCTTTTTTGTTATAGGCATTAATCTCGTCAGTTATATCACCTAATACGTTCATTTCATTTGCAAACTTTGATAATTTAGCATCTAAGTCCATAGGAGCAATACCACCATTTTCTTCAATAAGTCTGTTTTGCTCGTTAATAACGGCTTTTTTATAGTTATGTACTTTTTCATATGCTTTTAAAATAAGCATGTTACCTTCAGTTGTTTTTCCTAATCCGGGAACGGAAGCCTTTAAGAAACTTAAATCTCTGTTTGAAGTAGAACCAGTTAGACCAAGACCACTATCAGGATTACGCAGTATAAGTGCCATCTTGTTTGTAATAGATTCAAAGTATTGTGCTTCGGGAAGACCCTCAGTCTTAATATTTAATACTTCAGCAATTCTTTTAACTTGATTAAAAGCATTTTGCCCCAAGCCAGTTTTTAACTTGCCATCTTCAAATAATTTTATAGCTTCTTGAACTTCAGTGAACTGCGTTGTACTTAATTGGAATTGTTTTGCTCTATTGCTAGCACTTTGTTGCGCTATTTTAGCAGCTTCATCTCTAGCTTTTTGCGTTTCAGGTAGTATAGTGCCATCCATTAAGGCACTATGAGCAGCAGTAGGGTCGCCTTCATTAAAAAGCCTTCTAGCCTCCTCCATACTTTCTGGCGAGTAATTTTCGCCTTTCAGATTCTGTTTGGTAAACCAATCCCCATAACTTTGCTTATCTTCAGGCTTGGGGTTTTTTACTATTAGGTTTCCATTGGCGTCATATAGTGCAGCGCCCTCAGGCAGTGTAACATTTTCTTTGCCTTTCGCTGCTCTTGCTGCTGCTTCTTCTTTAGATTTTGCTATCTGTAACATAGCACCACCTCTTTCAAAGTCATCAAGACTAAAGAATTTATTAGCTAACGTATAGTATGCCGAAGCATCATCAGTGTTTTTAATTGATTCTAGTTCCGAAAGAACACTATCAATACCCTGCGCTCTAAGCATCTCGTCATCAGGACTTTTTTCCTTTGACATTTGGCCTAATTTATTACCAGCACCAATAGCTAAAGTCTGTAGTAGACCTTGAAAACCAGTGTCAGTTTCGGATAATAATTTTTGCAATCCTTTTTGATTTTCTAAGGTACGTTGCTGCGCTAACTTTTGAGCAGCTCCACCCTTAGCCATCATGCCTTTTAAAACACCAAGAGACGAGCCATTTTCTTCTTGCTCTGTTTGTAAAGGGGCAGCAACAGTAGGCTGGTTGCCACTGTATAGTTGCTGTGCGTTTTGTAAAAAACTTGGTATATTCTGTGCCATTATTTTTCCTTATCGTATAACTCTAGGGTCTTTACCATATACGCCGTAGTCGTTAGCGTTAAAAGTGGTGTTTCCTACATGTCCGCCCGCACTTGCGAACGGATTGCTAAAACCCCCACCACCTGCTAGGTACGCCTCTGCGCCAGCTTGTAGTAGACCCTTAGTCCCAGCAGTACCACCACCGTAAGGTGTACCACTAACCATGCCACCACGGACTTGTTCCATCTGTAGGGCAGCTAATGCAGCATCACGCGCGTTTTGGTCTAGTCCTAACGCTTGATTTAACATACCAGACTGACCAATACCTAATTGCTGTAGGTAGTTTTGTCGATTAGCTTCGTTTTGTTGGAAAGCAGATAAGGATTGATTAAACAACTGATTGCCTTCTTGCATGGCAGCAGCCCTAGACCCAGAGTACAGGTCAGTCATTGCTTGGCCTTGCCCTTTTGCTAAACCAAAGGCATCAGGATTAACCATGCCCCCACCTGTGCCAGCACCAGCACTTGCATTAGCTAACATTAGACCCATACGACCTGAGCCGAATAAGTTATTCTGTAACTGTTGTTGTTGTTGTGCAAACACTGGGTTTAGTACGTCCATGCCTGCATTAAAATAACTTTGCGTAGCCTGTGCAGGGTCAAAGTTATAATTAAAATCAGCAGGTCGGTTCTGTAGCTCTTGTAGCTGTAGCTGTAGCAATGGGTCAACAGCATCTAGCTGTCTATTCATTATGCCAGCTAATCTGGGGTCGCCAGTATTTTCTATACCAAAATTACTTTGGTCTTTATCAATACTAATTTGCGTATCGTACAGAGGACTAGTAAAACCAAAAGGCTTCAAAAAAGCATTTGGATTTTGCGTTGCTGCTTTGGGGGCTTTACCGCCTAACGCGCCTGTTACACTTTTTACTACACCACCCATTACTTACTCTCCTTAATCCACACTTGACGACACTCGCCATCAAGGCAATTTATATTGAAATAAAATTCAAACTTATACATTTTTAAAAATTTCCTATGTTTGTTGTCGTCAATGTCATGTAAGGCACATACAGTGCCATATGTTTTAACTATATAATCTAATGCTTTATGTAACTCTTTCTTTGTAGACTTGTTCCACTTATATACGTCACAATGTATAAAAGTAAAACCATCAAATTGTTCTAAGTACAAAGTGTATCTATCTGTACTTATTACAGGTACTTTACCTTCTTGCTCTAAGCTGTGCGCTTCCACATGTATACCGTAATGTATGGTTGCAAGTTAGCGTCAGTACCATCACCAGTACCTTGACTACCTGTAGTACCAGACACACTGTGAGTATGAGTAGGTGCTGTACTTGTTAAACCAATAGTTGCTCCACCATCTATACCTGTATTCTGAGTAGCAGAACGCGAGCCGGGGTCGTATCCTCTGGCTGGGTAGTTAGTGTCAGTTAAAACAGCACTACTATTACCAGTTCCATTATGAGAGAAGTGAGTGTGCGCTCCTTCTGCTCCTGTAGTAGCACTAAAGCTATGAGTGTGAGCTAAATTAGCTTGGTCAGCAGTACCACCAGTTTCTTCCACCGTATCAAAGTTAGCGTTACCACTATCTAAACCTACTAACACACGACCAGCAGCATAGGCTTCCCATGTGCCAAAGCCTAGTAAGGTAGCTGGGTTAGTAGCTACTGCTGCGTTACTGTAGATAGAGCCTACTGGATACACAGCAGCCATAGCAGCTTGTACGAAAGCAGTGGTGGATATTTGTGTACTGTCCGTACCAAAACTAGCTGTAGGTGCAGTTGGTGTGCCAGTTAGTGCAGCATTGTTTGTGTCTGCTTTAGAGTTTACAGCAGTTTGAATACTGTCAAACTCATCGTCAATCTCTGTACCTTTGACAATCTTGTTAGCGTTGCCAGTAGTCAGTGCATCTTTAGCTGCAAAGTCTGTGGTTTTAGAATAATTACTCATTAGATAATCCTGCCTTGTTTAGCGTAAACGTCTAGTTTTTGGACACTTAGTAATGCGCCATCAATTGTTGTTTCAATACCTAGCTGTACGATAGCGCCTGTACCTGCTACTGATTGGTCTAGTCTTTCTAGTGATATGCCTGACTTGTATTCAGCTACAGTTGCTGCGTTAGCTCCATACTCTGCTATCCCATATTCATGCACATCGTATTGACTTAAAGTAAATGGAAAGCTAAAGTAGCTAGTGGTGTAATCAAATCCACACTTTAAAGTAAAGGATTGTGTAGAGCTGCCAATAGCTGTTACAGCCGCACGTTTTAATAACTTGTTAATGTTAGGTTGGTCAAAGTCAAAGTGGTTAGTAAAGTAAGACATTAGATAACTACTACCGTTATCATTATATCCTTCGTACTCTGCAATACCATTAACTTGTGTTACGTACATTGTCTTAGCTGTAGCGTCATACACATAGTCAGTATGGTCTAGGTTATTCCAAGTAGTGCAACGTAGTGAAGCATCTTCTAATGTACCACGAGTATCAAAAATAAATATCTCTTTAGCTTCTGGTAAACTAATTAAGTAAAATGCTGCCTCTGGGAAGTAACAAGATTTAATTAGACTTGAATTGCTTTCTCTGTTTACAATATCCATGAATGTATCTCGTACATTCTTAGACAAGTCATTCATTGGCTGTGATTTCTCTTGGACAGTACGTCCTAGTGAACGCAAGCCAGTAGCCGATAAAAAGATAATGTCATCGCCTGTGCTTTGTATACTGTCTCTAGCAATACAACCTACGCCAGTGATTACTTCCACTAGCTGTAATGTATTTACGTCAAAGCTAGCTTGGAAGCTATCAGCATCAGCAAAGATAACAATATGGTTTTTACAAAATACAATTAACCTGCCATTATGCTCGCCTAAGCCAGTAATAATATCTTGGCCTTTAGGCAGTACACCAGTAATGTTTAATAGGCCAGCACTACCTGTGTTCCACTGTGCGCCATTTAGTAAGTTACTAAAGTATACTGTAGTTTTATTAGTTGTAGTATCAGCAGCCCATAGACGACCAAAGGCTGACATAACAATATCTGCTGCTGGCGCTGTACCAGTATAGTCAGCGTGTTGGTCTATGGACTTAAATTCGTTAGGCGTAGTCTCATTGGTGTAGTACAACGGCTTGTAGCCACGCTGAAAGAAGTACGCTCTGTCGTTTAACGTAGCACTAGACCAATTACCAGCAGTAATAGTGTCAGTAGTGGTTGGTGTACGTTCCGTTAATGTAGCTAAGCCTGTGTAAAACTTGTCAGCACTCCATGATACTAAAGTGTTAGTACCTACTACGTCTAGGAATGGGTGCATACCTTTTAGGTTAGTGCTAGTACCACCTGAGCTAGTACGATATAACCAACCTTTACGTGCGCCTAGTCTACCAAACTCATCAATGATGCAGTTGTTAGCTTCCAGTGCAAAGCTAGGGTCATTAGCTACACTACTCTCTTGAGTATTTAAACCTAAAAAAGCAGGAGCTACTAGTGATGCTGTTACTAAAGGTTTTGCCATTATGCTGTACTCACTAGGAATGGAGTTTCTTCTACAGTTATAATCAATGCACAATCATCATCATCTGCATCTGCTATTATTGTTTGTCCTGTCTCTAACATTATATATGAGCTATCAGATAGACCTACATTAGCTGCCTCACCTACAGTTAAGCTCCTACCCTTAAATATAGTAACTACACTACCATTATCTATATGTATATTTACAGTAGTAGAGCCGCTACCTACTGTGTGTGCTGCTTGTAGAAATACTACCTTAGCTCTAGTATTAGTAGGTGTGGTGTAATATACAGTAGATGTTTGTGCTACTTGAGGTACTAAGATAGTCCTAGCTTTCATAGAAAATAGTCTCGTCTGAATGCTTCGCTGCGTCTAAGGCTATTGCGTCTTGTAGAGCGTTCTGCGCCCTAGCAAATGCACTAACAGGACTAGCTCCACCATCTTCACCACGTTCCTCTACGGCTAGTGCGTAAGCTAGTAGCTCAATGGGCTTAGTAGGTACGCTAAATACAGTAGCGTCTGAGGTTAATTCTGGTGAGCGTAAGATACAGTTAAAGTAAATAGTGTACGCTTTATCTGGGATTGGAAACAAGTCGACCTGAGTATCACCATCTGGGCTAATGCCGTTGAAGGAGTAGTAGTAAGGTGAACCT